ACCCGCGCCGGGCCTACTGCGAGAGAGGCTGCGGCGGTAATTCGTTTGGCGCGTACGTCTGAATTAGACATGGGGTAGCTCCTTAGCCAGCGGAGACGCTGAGAGTTCCGCCGTTGTTCCAGAGAGCGCCAGCAACACCCGGATCGGAGGTGGGCACCACAAAGATGTTGGCCGTGCCTTGGGCGTCGAGGTTGCCCCCAACGGTAACGTCATTACCAAAAGTGGACTGCACGGTCACCACACCGGTGTTTGCAGCTTTGCTGATCGACTGGAAGCCGTTTTCGGACCGGACCGGACCGTTGAACGTAGTGTTAGCCATGGGAATCTCCTGTCGTGGCTAGTGTCAGACTCAGATGAGCCTGTCAGGGATTAAGCTCTGTTATACACCTCACAACTTGTTACTGCAAACAATAAAAAGGGGGCCCGAAGGCCCCCCTAGGTACTGCTCGGTTTCGCTTAGCTTGCGCCGGGCGAACCGAAAATGCCCAGCGGGTCGGAGACGCCGAAGGAGTAGCGCTCGCGAGCCTTGTAACGGGCGTTGCCGGTGTCGAAGTCGGCGTCCATGGACGTTGCCATGGGGGTCCGCACGAAGTGCTTCAGGCCGTTCGGGACATCGGTCATGAGGAACCACGCGTTCGTGTCCGTGAGGTAGTGGTTAACACTGTAACCCTCAGGGATGGAACCGTTGTTCCGCAGCGCGTTGAGATCGTTGTCAGCCGTGCCAACGCGACCTTCGGTATCCAGCAGGCGGGTAGCCACGAACTGGAGTGCCGGGGGCACGATGAGCTTACGGGGCTTGGCAGCGATCAGCAGACCACGCTCGTCGGTCCAGCCAGCGATCTGAATGACAGCGGCCTCAAGAGAAGTCTCGTTGAGGTCAGCAGCCACAGAAGGCCGGTTGGAGTTGGTACCGCCAGAGACCAAGGGGTGGTCGGTGGCGCACAGCGTCTTGCCGTCGCCGTAGGTGGTGCCAGCCGCGAACGCGTTGTTCAGGATGGCAGCAGCCTTGACCTGCTTGGTGTACGCCATGGCACGAGCCAGTGCTTTAGTATAACGAGATGACAATGAGTCATAAAGATTATCTTCCATTGCCTCCTCGGTTATAGAGAAGCCCATGGCGATGGTCTCGTGCGTATAGCGGGCGGTCCATGCTTCTTGAGCACTGTCGTACTCGATAGCGGCACCTTCGTTCTTGACAGGTGCTGCCGAGAAGCCAGACAGCTTCACCTCTTCTTCGAAGGAACGGTCCGAGGACTCGGTTTCGAAGATTTCGGCGTGCTCTTCGCCATACTTGGCGTACTCCATGCCGAACAGAGCGTTAAGCCCCGGCAGGAGTTCCTTCAGTAGTTGGGCGCGTGAAATAGCCATTTACATCACTCCTTAGACGCCGGTCGTGTTATCGAGTTGATGACCTGCGTTCCACTTCACGTACGCTTCGGTGTAACCACCGGTAGCGTTCTTGGTCTCTTCGACGAGACCCACGATGCGGAAAGGCAGAGTGTTGGTGGTTGCGGACGTGTCGCTGATCGCGCAACGGGAGTTACCCGAAGCGGTATCACCGGTGTTGTCCACACCAGCAACGTTGGCGCCGAGATCGGTCAGTGCCAAGTCACCAATGGTCGTGCCAGAAGACACAACAGCCGCTTTGAACAGCACGTCGGTTGCATCGACAACATAAGCCATGATGTCGGAAGCAGCAGTGCTAGCGGGGAAATACTGCCGGAACACTTTGCCGAGGGTGGCATCGGTGTACGAGCAGCCCATGAACACGCCAATCGGCGTCATAGCAGCGTCGAACGTATCACGCTCAACAGTACCACCGGTCACCAGCTTTACAGCGTCGCCAGCGAAGATGCTCGTGGCATAGCCAGAAGCAATCTTGTACTGACGGGTCACACCTGCGAAAGGCGTGCCGCTGATCAGCTTGACCGGAACTAGGCCGTACGGCCCACTTACAGTCGGATAAGCCATTTTAAGCTCCTAGAAAGTATCAAGACCCAGAACCAAAAGTGACCTTCGTCTTCCGCTCACTAAAGAGAGGCATACGCGGGTCATTTTCTCGCATGAAGTTGTTGTCTACAGATTGCATCTGAGCCTTCGACTGTTGGTTGAAGTAATCAGTGCGATCCTCAACAAGTTCCACCGGGGCCTTACAGAGCATCAGACCGCCGATCACCACGTTGTCCGCAAACCGTTCGTTTTCAACGGTGACCATGGTGATTTCGGGATGATCCGATGCCTTCACAGGCTCCCAGCCTTCACGGAGTTTTGAGGAAACGTTCGTGGCGTCGGCGACCCCGAGCGTACTAACCCGGACCCAGTGATAGGTGTACCCATCTTCAGGCGTGGGGCTCGGAAGCAATTCCGGGCGAGTCCACTGCCGCTTACGGGCCGTCTTTTCACGAGTCTCTAGCTCTCGGTTGATTCGATTCTCAGCCATTTCCTTTCCTCATCTCTTTTGCAACCTGATCGGCGTATTGTTTTGGCGTCAGTCCTAGCCGTTTGGCTAGCGCCACCTGTGTTCGCGTTAGTCTGACCTTTTTAGGTGCTGTGCTCCGCGTAGCGGGTGCGACCACGTTCGTACTGCGTTTCGGCCTTTCGACCGGTGTTTCTGTCTCTTCCTCAAGTCCTTCAAGCTCACTACCCTCAAAGTTCTCTGGAAAGACCGTTCGCATACGAGAATTAATCGTCTCGTAGTAGTCATCGCTCTGTGGGTCAACCCCACTTTTAACCAGCTTTGAATGCAACCCCAGCGCAAAGCTGGTCATTTCCTCGTCGGTACCAAACCATGGATTTGCTTTCTGCCAGTCCTGTGCTTTGGTATCAACTTGTACTTCAGGTACTGCTGGGGCGTTATAAACTCGTTGTTCTCGTTGCGTTTCTACAGCAACTTCTTTTTCTTGTAAAGCAGGCAATTTAATACGACTGATCTTGTCAAGTTTGATGCGGGCGGTAGTCAATTTGTCTTGCGCGGCTAGCACCGCGTCCGCTTCTCCAGACTCATAAGCCTGACGGTACGCTCGTTTAGCTGCTTCAAGCTCAACTGCCGCTGCGCGCTTAGCTTGCTCAATGAGCACGGTCTGGTTCTTAGTCACGCTACCCTGGAGCCGCTTGTTCTCTTCAACAAGTCTCTGGGCTAACGCTTCTAGCTCCTGGCGTTCCCGCAGGGCCGCTTCCTTGGCACGACGCTCGTCGTGGTAGCCCTTGGAGAAGTGCTGGATGCGCCGCCGTACCTTCTCCGAGTAGTCCTGAAGTTCTTCCTCAGTGACATCTTCGGGCGGGTCGGACGGCTTCCTGCCACGATCCGCTTTCGGCGTATCGTCTACCACTTCCAGCTCTACGCCATCATCCTCGATGATCTCTACTTCGTCATCGTCAGCCTTCACCTTGCTGGGCTTCTGCATGGGCTCAGCGCTGGTAGGCTCCAGCTCAATCTCCACGCCATCCTCTTTATCAGGATCGGGAAACTCGTACTCAACTTGTTGGAACGCCATCTAACTCTCCTTACGCTCTCGTAATACCGCGAGGGTCGGCGACAACAGCTTCAATACTGTCGTCATTCATAAGACGGTACTCGGTACCGCCGATCTTGAACCGCGTGCCAGAATTAGCACGGAACATTACAAAGTCCCCCGGCTTACACCATGCACCGGTGGGGAACCGTTCTTCATCGGCGTAACACTGATCGCCCATATCAATAACGGCACCGATAATCGACAGCACTTGTTCCTGATGCTTGATCTGGTTGGTCTTAATTAACTCGCTGCCTTCAAACTTCTCTTCAACTTGCGGAAGAGCAATAAGTAGGCGATAGCCCACGGGCTTCGGAAGTTGTGCTTCAAGCTCTTCTTCCGTGAGTTCTGCTTGCGCCTCAAGGGCGCCTTCAACTAGTTCTTCGGCCACGTTAGTCATCATTGTCATCCATATAGTTGCGCGAGAGGTCTTCTACGAATCGTTTGCTGGCTTCAAGACCCCGAATGAGGCCAACAACTTCCCGGTAATTGGGGTAATCCTTAGCGGACCCCGCAGCCAGAAAGACTTTTGCAGACGAGATTTGCTCGTCGATCTGATCGTTCAGCACGTCAAAGACGGTTTTTGCCATAGTTATTCTCTAGTCGGCCCTTGGTTTCGGCGGTTCTGCATCTCCTGCAGCATCCGCATTTCGAACTCCCGGTCAGCCTGCTGCCGGGCTTGCTTCAGCTTGATACCGTCCTTCTGGGCCTCTACAGCCAGTTCAGTCTGATCAAGCTGGAGTTTTTGCGCCTCAAGGACCGCATCTGCTTGATCCTTCTGGGCTTTCCGTTGCTGCTCAGCGGCACGAAGCTGGAGGTCGGCTGCGTCTTTCTGAGCCTTGCGCTGGACTTCCTGCGCCTTGATCTGCAGCTCAGCCTGCTGAAGCTGGAACATCGGGTCCTGAGCCTGCTGTTGGGCAGCTTGCTGGGCGGCTTGTTGCTGGTGAGCCTGGGTAAGCTGCTTGCCAGCGTCAGCCACGAGGCGGGAGAGCTGGACCTCAATGTCCTCCGGTAGCTCCTCGTTGGGGGCCGGTAGCGGTGCCCCTAGCTTCTCTTCAAGCTGCTTGCGATAGCTGAACCCAAGGTGCTCGGCGATGTGCGCCTGCAGCGACATCATGATCTGCTGCGCTTGCGGGTTCTGCCCGATGGTCTGGGCAATCATGGGGTCCTGCATAAACGCCGTGTGGGTCGCGATGTGAGCATCGTGGTCTTGGTAGATAAACGCCTTGATCGGCTTGCCGATGAGCGCATCCATGTTCTCGCTGACCGGATCGGTCGGTTTCGCGTCGTCCTTGGTAGGAACAAGTTTGTCGGCATTCTTGATGCCAAGCACCTCGATCATCTGGCGATGAAGCTGAGGGAGGTCGTAAATCTGCGGAGCCTGTTGCGCCATCTGAAGCACTGCTTGGTACTGCACGACGCGCTGGGCCATGGTGCTGCTGTTCGGATCACTGACGGGGATCACGTCCACCATCATGTAGTCCATCTGGCGAGCACTCACTTCGCCTCTATGCGGCTGGTAGCTGTACTCTGCCGGGGCGTACTCGGCCATGATCTGCTTGAGCATCTTGAACTCTTGCTTCATGGCGTAGTGGACCCGAGCCTGCACCGCAGCCATGGGCTTGAGAGTCCGCTCAAGGAGCGCCAGCGTGGTTCCGACCGGGGCGTTAGCCGACATGTCGGAGATGTTCATGTCACTGATAGCGCCCAGGCGCCGCCCTTCCGTGGTGATCTGGTTCAGGAGGGCCAGCAGGGTCTGGCTAGGCTCCTTGTAGGGCAGGGGCATGATGTTGTCGCGGATAGACCCGCTGGGCACGTCCACGTCCTTCCACTCGCCGGGCTCAATCGGCGTATCGTCACCCTTAATACGCAGCCCACGGGACTTGAGGCCCCCAGGGAGGTTGGATAAGGTCCCTGCATCGACTAGCTGGCGGATGAGGGAGGTGCCAGCTTTGGCATATCCCCCGATGATATGAATGAGGCCAAGGCCGTAGAAGCCGAACCCGGGCACGTAGACGTAGTGGACGAAATGCTGGCGCTTGAGGGTGAGGGGGTCATCTGGGTTCCAGTTTCGGCGGATCGCCAGAACTTCGTTAGTCCCCCGTTCGATGGTGACGACATAGGGCTTAGCAACGTCATCCTCGTCGTCGATCCCTTCAATAACCAAATCCGCATGGATTTCGTAGATCGCAAACCGGTTGTCGTCGTTGAGTGAGTAGCCACCCTCTTCCGCCTTCCGCTCTTCAATATCGGTGTGGTACGGCTCCGGCTCGCCTAGGTCCACGTCGCGGTAGAACCCAGCCACCTGTAGCTTGTGCAGCTCGTTCTTGGTCTTGCGCATGATGTGAGTCACGCGCTCTGCGGTCTCGATGTGGCTGGCGCCGTAAGGCACGATCACGTCTTCTGCAGGGATATAGACCGCTACCTGCCGTCCCATGTTGGGATCGTAGTAGACCTTCTTGAAGGCAGAACCGGCGAGGCCAAGGCTATAGAGCATGCGCTCATGCTCGGAGCGATACTCCACCATGCGCTCGGTCAGCTCATAGTTCATATCCGCCTTAACGCGCTGAGCTGCCTCAAGTTTCTCTTTGGTCTCTTCCCCCAGTACCTTAACCTTTACAGGGCCTGCGGCGGGGAAGGTTTCAGACATAGCTTCTGCTTGGAAGCGTATTGCTGCCTCGGCGAGCACGTTTGAATACACGCCGCAGGCGCCCTCCCACGGGTCCGTACGCTCCTCATACTTGAAGCCCAGCACGTCGAGACCCCGAACGAAGGTGTCGGCCCACTCCTTGCGCCCATCAATGTCAGAGGTGACGTAGCCAATCAGGTCGTTGGCGAGGCTGTTGAGCTGGCCGTCCTCAAGGAACTCAGCGAGGTTGGCATCAAACTCAGTCATGTCGCCGATGGTGGCGTCGGGGATAATGGTGACTTCTACGGAGCCATCATCGAAAGTGACCATCTCCGGGTCAACGATCTCGACTTCAAACTCCGCACCTTCCTCATCACCAATCTCAATGTCCACTTCA